TTTAAAAACAACTCAAAAGACAACTTCAAAAGACAAACCTCTGCGCTCGCTTCGCGATCGCTTTGATTTGTTCTGGAGTGCTTATCCGAAGAAGAAGTCAAAGGACGCTGCGGAGAAGGCGTTCGCAAAGCGCAACCCGAATGAGCAGCTTCTTGCCGACATCATGGTTGGCTTGGGGCGCGCCAAGACTTCGGTTGAGTGGCTTGACCGCCAATACATCCCCTATCCGGCTTCATGGCTGAACGACGGGGGCTGGAAGGATGATTACACGCCAGCCCAGTACACCGCCGATGAAATGGCCGTGATGGATGCTTACAACGCTGAAATGTCAGGCGATTGGGCGAGAGCGGTAGCCGATCCGTTCAGTGCAAGTCGCGCAGCAGAGATTCGTGAGTTTTTGGCGTTCCAGCCCGGCAAGGCAGACATGCCGCAGCGGTACTTCGAACATTGCGCCGCGAACTTGGCGGTCGATGAACGCTTCGGTTTCGATTGGCTGATCCGCAAGGAAACGTATCTTCGCGTCCGTGAAGGCGCAGTGAAACACAAAGGACAAGCATGAACGCCCCTGACCGCTTTATCGACCAGCAGCGCGAAGTGCCCGCATCGGTGGAAGCCGAGCAGTCGGTACTCGGTGCGTTGATGGTCGACAACGATTCGATCGACCGCATTGGCGACCTGAAGGAATCGCACTTCTATCGCTACGACCATCGGATGATTTTCGAGCATATCTCGAAGCTGATCGTCGCCGGCCGTACCGCCGACATGATCACGGTATTCGAGGCCCTGGGTAACTCCGGTAAGGCTGACCAAGTTGGCGGCCTGGCTTACCTGAACACGTTGGTGCAAAACACGCCGGGCAGCGCAGGTATCGCCCGGTGGGCTGACATCGTGATCGACCGGTGGAAGTTGCGCGGCCTGCTGTCGGCGTCGGACGAAGTTGCCGAGATGGTGTTCAACCGCGCCGGCAAGTCGGTATCGGAAATCATCAGCGAAGCTCAGGCGAAGTTTGAGCCGCTGGCAGAGGCCAAGTCATTCGAGCCGCAAATGCCTGGCCCATTGCTCACGGCAATCGTAACGGAGATTGATGAGCGCTATCACGGTGCGCCGCTGGCGGTGACATCGACTGGCTTCATGGATCTGGATGCAAAGCTCGGCGGTGGCCTGCGTGGCTCGGAACTGGTGATCGTCGCCGGCCGTCCGTCAATGGGTAAAACGGCGTTCTCGATGAACATCGCCGGGAATGTCGCGCAGGACGGCGGCACTGTTCTCGTCTTCTCGCTCGAAATGTCTGGCAAAGCGCTTCACCAACGCAACATTGCGCGCATCGGCGGAATTCCTCTTGGCCACGTCCTGGACGGCAAGAAGATCACGGATGGCGACTGGCCGCGCCTCACACATGCTGTCCAGGTCATGTCGGAAATGATGTTGCTGGTGGATGACACGTCCGGCCTCTCCATGGCGGAAATCGCGAGCCGAAGCCGGACTGTAAAGCGCCGCTACGGGCTGAACATGATCGTGGTCGACTACATCGGCCTGATGACGGGTGGCACGGAAGAACGCCAAGACCTGAAGATCGGCGCCTACTCGGCAGGGCTAAAAGGCTTGGCGAAACAACTTGATATTCCTGTCGTCGCCCTCGCCCAGCTTAACCGCGGTGTCGAGCAACGCCCGAACAAGCGTCCGACCATGGGTGATCTGCGGGATTCAGGAGCCATCGAACAGGACGCCGACATCATCCTCATGCTGTACCGCGATGAAGTCTACAACCACGATTCGCCCGATCGCGGCACGGCTGAAATCATCGTCGGCAAGCAGCGCAATGGCGAGACCGGGCCGGTGCGGCTCGCGTTCATGGGTGAGCATCAGAAGTTTGCGGATATGGCGCCGGGCTATGTGTCAGAGCAGCGCAGGCCCCAAGAGAAATCGCGCCGGGGGTTTGAATGAGCGCACTGAAATCAATGCAGGCTCTCGGTCGACTCAAGACCGGCACGATGAACAAGACCGAAGCCGCCTACGACAAGGCTCTGGCGGATCGAAAACATGCTGGCGAAATCGCCTGGTATCGGTTCGAAGGCGTGAAGCTCCGCCTTGCTGACAACACGTTCTACACGCCGGATTTTGCGGTGATGTTGGCTGACGGCGCGATGGAGTGTCACGAAGTAAAGGGGTTCTGGCAAGACGATGCGCGGGCAAAGATCAAGATTGCGGCCGATCAATACCCGTTCCGGTTTGTGGCTGTTAAAGCCAAGACCAAAAAGGATGGCGGCGGATGGGCCGTCGAAGAGTTCTGAAGGGGGAAGCAATGTCGAAATCTCAAAAACCGCGCAAGGCCTACCGCCCGCGCATGGTCAACCCGAACGCCTGCATGATCGCCCTCGAGCGATTCAAGGTACTCCGGCAGGACGTCAACGAGGCTTTCGCAGGCGAGTTCGAAATGGCTGCGTTGACGTCGCTCGATGCTGTGACGCGCGGCTACGGCCAGAAAAGTCAATGGGACACATTGGCTAACTGCTTGAATCAGGCGTGGCTGTTTGCCAAAGGTGGGCTTGGCGCTGAAGCGCTCGACACGTTCGACGCAGCACATGAAGCGATGCGCCGCATGATTCCAGGTTACGAGGCTACCGGCAAGTTGGGGTTCGTTTCGCATGCCGACCAGGTCGCGGTCGAAGAAGCGATCGCACTTTGGGGCCAGCAGCTCCGCATGGCGACGATCGGTGAAGTGGACGCTGCGACGAAGATTGTCGAGCGCGAGTACTGGAAGCATGCAGAGCGGAGGGCAGCATGAAGTACTGGACCAACAAAGAACTGGCGCGGCTCAAAGAGGTTTGCAATCAGCCCGGAGTATTTGCCAAGCATCTGCCCGAGTTTCCGGGGCGAACCGTCGAGTCGCTGCGCAAACAGGCCTACAAACGCGGATACGGCAAAGCGCATGAATACCCTGGCCGACCACCAGTCGCGCAGCAGCGCGCGATGAAGCTTCTGGACAACCGCGATATGTGCCGTGCGGACATTGCTAAGGCGCTGGGCATTGCCGAATGCACCGCGAGCGAAGTTTTGCAGAGGTTGCGCATTGCGGGAAAGGTCTATCTAAAAGAGCGGCGCGATGGACGGGGCGCGACGAAGGTCTGGTCGAGTTGCGACAGGCTGGCTGAGCAAGTTCTTTGCGCCAGCCCATTCGGTGCTGCAGCAGGAACGATCAAAGCCCCTCCCGGAGGTTCCGGGCGCGTCTACCGGCATCTGTGGGATGAGCCCGAATTGGAGGCCGCATGACCTGGAAAACATGTGCAACTCCGCCAGAGCGCAATGGAATGTTCCTCGTTCGCCGATGCTACTCAACCGGCGAGCAGATGGAAGACCCGGAGCCGATGCGTTTCGACGGAGAGTGGTTGCATCGCGATGGGCTGTCTGTGATGCCTTATGACGTGTGGGCTGAGATGGGAGGTGGGGAGTGAACTGTAAAGCCGGAGATCTTGCAATTGTGGTCGCGGCCTACCACCGCAAGGAAAACATCGGTCGAATCGTTGAGGTGGTCCGTGCCGCAGTTATGGACGTGGATTACAAGAGCGACCGATCTGGGCCTGCATGGGTAGTTCGCTCGGACCGTCCATTGGCTCGAGTTGGCTATTACTTCCCCTTAGCCGATGGCTTCGAATCAGTTGCCGCAGACTGCAATTTGCGTCCCATCTCCGGCATCCCTCTCAACGACAAAGTAACTGACGACCTCGAGGTGACTGCATGACCACCCCCTACGAAGTCCCCGGCTTCACCCGCCCTGCTGAACTCTATGAGTTAGCGAGCAATCACGGAATTCACGCCGGCAGCATGGACAAGCTGATGCGCTTCGCGCTCGAGATCCAGCGTCGCGCACATACCACGGAGAAGGAAGAGAAGGAGATCGCAAATGAAGTTGCTCGTTAAACTGCTGCTGCGACTCCACGAGAGCGCCCGCAGCACGCCCTACTACGATCTGCCGGGTTACATGCTTCGCGACTGGGTTCTCGGCTATCGCAGCCCGGAGCGTAACGGCGATAACCCGGCGTGGAAGAACTTTCCCAACGACGAGCCGCCGAAATCCTCGTTTCTGTATCGCTGGATCTGCCGCAACGTCGCCATCCGCGCCCATACGATCCTGCGCAGCGATTCAGATCGTCATCTCCACGATCATCCGGCGTGGTCGCTTTCGATCGTTCTGGAGGGCGGGTATTGGGAGGTTTGTGAGCCGACCGAATGGGCCGAACGCTTTGGTTCCACATATCGCCAACTCCTCGGTTTGATCGCGCGGGGAGTGATCGACTCGAAGGATGCTTGGGAGTTGGACTACGTCGCAAAGTTCGGAATTTATTGGCGTGGCCCTGGTGCTGTCGTGCTTCGCAAGGCGACGGCTTTCCACCGACTCATTCTGCCCGAGGGCACGGTCGCCCGCTCCATCTTTGTGATGGGAAAGAAATCGAATAGCTGGGGCTTCAAGACGCCAGCAGGCAAAGTCTACTGGCGCACCTATCTCGGACTGGACAAGGAGCAGGCATGAGAGACCTTCCGCAAATCATCGCCTTGGTGGGCAACGCTGGCGCCGGCAAATCTACGGTGGCCGAATATCTGATGAAAGTCCACAGTTATCGGCTCGTCAAGTTTGCCGGCCCGTTGAAGACCATGCTTCGCGCGATTGGTCTGGATGACGAGGAAATTGAGGGATCGCGCAAAGAGGTCCCGTGCGATCTCTTGTGCGGCAAGACTCCACGCCACGCTATGGTCACGCTGGGGACAGAATGGGGCCGCGACCTGATCGGCCCGGAATTCTGGGCTGGACTTTGGGAAGAAGAGGCTTGCGCCCATCTGAATAGCGGACAGCGAGTTGTGGTTGACGACTGCCGCTTTCCCAACGAACTTGCCGCCGTGCGACGTCGACGCGGCGCGGTCTGGCGCATCGTGCGTCCGGAGCATGCAGGATCATCGCTTCCCGGCCACAGATCGGAGGGCGCACTCTCGGGCCACTACGACTCCATGCTCGAGTTCATCAACGATAGCGACGTCACGACGCTGCACCTCAAGGTGTTCGATGCACTGCGGGCTGAGCTGAATGCGGAGCATCTGGCTAGTGAGGTGGGAGCGTGAACGACGAAATCAAAAACCTCACCCGCGAGCGCGATTACTGGATGCGCGTCGCGTCCTATCTGGCTTCATTGCACGCAGCCACGCTGAGCTATGACGGCACGCTGAAGAGTTGTTCGCGGAGCCGCCGAGACCGCTACGAAAGCATCGTCGAAACTGCCGCCGACATGATGGCCGGGAGGGATTGGAAGGCGGGTATCAGCTACGCCAAGGCGACGCCGGAGAAAAGCCGTGCGGACTGCCTTCAGGCTATTGCATATCTGAAGGCGGAAACATGAGCGACAAACAAGTCTTCCGCCTCGTTCATCCGACTGCACGTCAGATGGCATCGCGCGCCTGCATTCAGGCTCCAGACGGCTTCATCGTCGAGATCAAGCCGCGCACCCGGTCGCTCGATCAGAACGCCAAGATGTGGGCGATGCTGGCCGACGTCTCGCGCCAGGTTGAATGGTACGGCCAACACCTGACGTCTGAGGAGTGGAAGGACGTTTTGACGGCGGCACTGAAAAAGCAGAAAGCCGTTCCTGGGATCGACGGCGGCTTTGTTGTGATCGGCGCTCGCACTCGGAACATGACGATCCGCGAGATGGGAGATCTGGTAGAGCTTATGTACGCATTCGGCGCGGAGCAGAACGTCCAATGGAGCGAGCCAGCCGAGCAGGGTTACCAGGCGCTGGCGAAGGAGTTTGCCTAATGGCCGCCAAACTCATCGGCTTCCCGAAAACACTCACCTATCGCAACAAGAAAATCCGCGAGTCGGCCCGCGACGAGGAGTGTCTTGTCCGCTTGCCCGGCGCGTGTCTTTGCGATCCCGCCACGACAATCTGGAGCCACTACCGCGGCGGCGCTGGCGGAAAAGCGGGTGCCCTGAAATCTGACGATCTGGCCGGCGCTTACGCATGCACGGCATGCGACGCAGTGTACGACGGCCAGCGCAAGCCGCCATCAGGCATGACATACGCAGAGGTGGTTATGGCGTGGTTCGAAGGACACATTCGTTCAATCGTTCGGCTGCATGAGAAGGGAGTGATATGACGCCAACAGCAATCTTCCTGTTTGACAAGACCGGAAATATGGCGGAGCCGTGGCGCGATGCTGGCTATCGCTGTATCTGCTTCGATGTGCAGCACGTAGGCAAGACTGTGCGCGACGGGATCATGTTTGTGCATTGGGACGCGCTTCTCGGTCTGCCGACCGTACCGCCCGATAGCCAGGTGGAATTCGTGTTCGCTTTCCCGCCCTGCACTCACTTGGCCGTCAGCGGTGCGCGCTGGTTTCAAGGGAAAGGCTTGCGGGCGCTTGCCCAGTCGGTAGAAATGTTCGTGTCGGCCACTGAGTTCTGCGACGAGATGGGAGCCGCATACGGTATTGAGAATCCGGTGTCGACTATTTCGACGTACTGGCGCAAACCTGATTACACGTTTCATCCGTTTGAGTTCACTGGGTTTGAGCCGGAAGACAATTACACGAAGAAGACCTGTTTATGGACGGGTAACGGCTTCGTGATGCCGGAGCAATTCAGGGCATACGGCCTGCGCGAGCCCGATAACCGGATTCACGCGGCGCCGCCGTCCGACGACCGCGGAGACATTCGCAGCGCGACGCCCAAAGGATTCGCCCGGGCCGTGTTTCTCGCCAACGGGCGGCGGCTTAATCAGGAGGCAGCATGACCAAACCCCAAAGATACGGCACCAGCGCAATGCCCTGCGACAGCGGGATTTTTGTAATGCACTCCGAGTATGAAAAGGTGGTGGCGGAGAAAGATGCGCTACGCGAAGATGCGGCGCTATTCCAGATGCTTGTCTCGACGTGTGATGCGCTCGACGCGAACGCTTTCGACTCATCGAATCAGCCGGGAACGCTGCGTATCGTATGCAAGCACAACACAAAAACCTATCCGGAACTTCAATCAAAGATCGTGGACTTCATCAAGGGCTATCAGACACGCATCGACGCATCGCGCGCAAAGGAGCAGGCATGATTAATCTCGGCCTGTTCATCGTAGGCTTCATCCTCGGCATATTCGCGCTAAGCATGCTCCTCTTTCTCGTCGTACTGCATCGGCCGCGCTACGAGTCACCTACGCTGAGTGGGCGGAGGAATCGGGATAGGTTGCCAGAAGTCAGTAACGTTCCACCGATGCCCGAGTGCAAACCGGCGCGCAATGATTTGCCGCCGGAGCCTATGTACATGTATGGCGTTACCGGACTCGAAGAATGAACGCAACTTGCTGATTGACAACGCTTTTCAGTAGGAGTACTGCGCGTTTTGATTTACAATATGCAGTGTCCTAGAAGCGTTTTAAGACCATATCTTGTTGGCGGGGTTTATGATGATTCGAGAGAAGATCGTTAATGCTATGCAATCGAAGAATCTCGCGTGGCACGCCGAGTTCGAAAGGGCGATTGATACCCTCACAGCAGTCGGAATGTCTGACCCGCTTGGGAGCGCCCTCTTCCGAGTAAAGTATTGCGACGACACAGGCGCATATCAGCGCGCCTTGGCTCTCCTCGCGAAAGAAGGGGCGACTCGTCTTCGAGTAATGCCCGGATATGCCAGGAAGCTGGCCAAGGTAGCGATTAAGGAATGGATGGTAGACGCCGATCCGCATTGTCATGGTTCGGGCGTATTCACCCAGAAAAACGGTGTTGAAGTGTCATGCACGAAATGCGGTGGAACCGGGATGCGCAAATGGGAAGATCATGAGCGCGCCATCACCGCCGGAATTCCTCTTGAGGCGTGGTCCAAACATGAGCGGAACTTCGGGAAGATTGCCGAGTGCTTGTCGAGAGCAACGGCTTCCACCGCTGGAAAGGTTAATCAGCTACTTTCGGGTTGACCTATGGCAGAAGAAAAACTGTATAGATGCGCCATGTGCCAGTGGGACTTCCCGATCACATCGTTCAATCCCCGTTGGTCGACGAAGGAGAAAGGCAAGAGCGATTGCTGTCACGATTGCGATAGAGAATTTGAGATATACGAGCGGAGCATTCGATTCCCCATTGAAGCCAAGGCAGAGTCCGATAAATGGTGGGCAGAGAACGCTGAAGTAGTTGATAACTGGAAGGCCGAATATAGCCTTGAGCGGATGCTTGAGAAGTTGCGGCTGCAGGGCAAAGAGCGTCAAGCCGCGATTATCAGGGCAACACCGCCGTGGGCCAATCAGCGGAAAATCGCCGAGTTTTATGACGAAGCAGAGCGACTTACGCGCCTGACCGGAAAGCCGCACCACGTCGATCATATGGTTCCGTTACTCGGACCAAGGGCAAAGATCGGCCCATTCAAAGGTGAGCGCCTCGTGTACGGGTTCCACTGCGAGGCGAACCTTCGGGTGATACCCGGCGACGAAAACTGTTCGAAGTCGAACAGGTACTGGCCGGATATGGTCGAAAATAATGGCTACACCCCACGAAATATTAGTTGTAAACCCGAAAAATCTTCTGTATAGTCAGTTTTGCCACAATTACATAATCGCTCGCAGGCTCCGGACATCAATGCGCGGTAGTTGCCGCGTACATGCTGGATTAAAGCCGCACGGTTGACATACAAGGCGAAATCCCATGATGGGATAGTCGTCTTCAAAATTTCCCGCCAAGCCACCCTAACCCGGTGGCTTTTTGCATTTCCAGGTTCGCCATGGCCCGTTCGATCACATTTCAAGGTTCGTTCGGCGGCGATCC